GCTGGCGTCCTTGAGCGTGCCGATCGTGGCCCGCCAGCCGTTGTTGCCGCGGGTCGTAACGTCGGCCTCACCCTTCTCAAGGTTCAGCGTCAGGTCCTTGACGTTCGTGATCTCCGTCCAGGACGGTGTTCCGCCGGCGCCAGCGACGCAGAAATACAGGTAAGCGTCCATCCCAAGTACGTTCGACATTGCGTGTTCTCCTTCCGCTCAGGCCACGGAGTCTTTCCACATGGCCGGGAGCTTCGGTTTGTTGATCTCGAATGCCGGGCCCATGAACGGCCGCGGCCGGTAGGTCATAGTCCGCCGGCGGCGCTTGCCGACCTTGCGATGCACGCGCCCGCCGTGTTCCAGGAGTTCGGGGGCCTCGGGCTTGCTCCGCAGTGGGACCGGGCCGATGACGACCGTCCGGTCCGCCCGGTCATAGCCGAAGAAGATGAACTTCCTCAGCAGGCCCGTATGGCTGGAGGGCGGCTTGCCGGGCTCGGAGACTCTCTTGCGCTTGCGGATGCTGCTGCGAGCCGACCGGCGGACGTAGGCCCCGAACTTCGACAGCACCCGCCGCGTGGTGCGGTCCACCGCACCCAACACTGTGGGCGACGTGAAGAACATGCCCTTGGCCAGCTTGAAGTTCATGCCCACCATCGCGTCACCTCATCACCCGGAACGTCAGCGTCACGAGGCTCGTGAACTGCCGTAGTTCGGCCATGTGCTCGGCGGCGTAGACCGGCGCGTTGGCCACACCCATGCACGTCGCGCCGGTGTTGCCGAGCTTCCGCAGCCGGAAGAAGTCCATCACCTCTTCCACCAGGTCCATCAGCGGGTCCAGTTCGGCCGGGCTGTCTTCTGTGAACTTCTTCTGCACCGCCACATGGACCTGGACGTCGTACTGCTGCATGGATCGCGACAGTGAGGTGACCTCCACCGCGTGTGGCACGACCGTCACGTGCAGGTCGGTCATGTCCTTCAGCTCGAAGGCCGGGCGATACTGCCGCGTGGCCGTGAACGGCTGGCTGAAGCTGTGGCCGTTCAGGGCTTCCTTGACAGCCTCGGCAATGTCCACGACTACCGACACGACGCTACTCCTCGATCTCGATGTCCAGCTTGGCCGCGATCTTGACCACGTTCTTGTCGATCCGACTCGTCGTCTCGCACGTCTCGCGCAGCCACAGCTCCCGGCCATGGCAGGCCGAGCGGATCTCGGCGATCTCGGCCTTCAGGTGCACGATCTCGCCTTCGACCAGGGCCATGCGCGCCCGCAGGCCGAACATGCCCGAGACGACCCACCATCCGGCGCCGGTCAGCACGCCGCCGCCCAGGAGAACCGCCGCGATTGCCAGGAGGATCTGTCCGGTTGTCATGATGCCGCCTCCGTATCTACCAGCTTGGTGTGAATCCGCAGCGTGTGACCGTAGGGATCGCTCGGCCGCCAGTGGCCCGCCCCGCCGAGGTCCATCACCTCGAAAACGTGGACTTCGTCTCCGAATGTCACGCGAATGCGGTCGCCCGGTTGCGGCTGGGCTTTCTGGCCGGCGAGCACCAGATCGGCTGCACCGACCAGGAAGTCCGTCGCCTTGGCCTCGACGACCGTGCCGAACTCGTCGGCGACCTCGTAGCTCGTTGCGCCCAGCGTGGCCGACAGCTCGATGGACTCAGCGCCCCGAACGTACGTCACGCTGCGCGAGGCGTGCTGCTTGAGCATGCCTGCCAGCCATGCGGCGCCTTGTTCGAGCATGTCGGCCACGCTGTTACGCTCCCGTCGTTACGAGCCCGACTCGCTCTCGTAACCGCTCTCGTCGGAGTCGTCGTTGAGGTTGCCGACGTAGCCCTGGCTCAGCCGGACGCGGACCGTCGCCTCGTCGCGATCGGCGTGCGCCACCGCCTGGCCGATCAGACCGTTGGCCCCGGACTCGTCGTCCAGCTTGGCGACCTCCTCGGCCTCGTCCCAGAACAGGCTCTCGCCTGCTTGGATGGCCGTGCCGGCGCCCGTGGCCTTGGGGAAATCGAAGACGCCGACCACCGCCAGCGCGCCGAGCGTCCCGGCCGCGATCGGCCGCTTGGCCACGCCCAGCAGGTCGTTACGGACGACCACCTGCCCGGCGACGACGTCCGCCTCGGGCGTGTAGTCGATTGCGTCACCGTCGTGAATAAAGTTGACCTTGTGTGCCATGTTTGGAATCTCCTCAAATCGAAGCCAACAGAAGCGCGTAACGCTTCCTGTTGTGGATTAGGCTGACTGTTGCGCGACTCACCCCGAATTGCTGGGCAATATCCTTCTGGGCAACCGTGCCCCTAAGGGATGCGATCCGCCGAACTTGACCATCGGTCAGCTTCCTGCCAACCGGCTCGCGGAGGCCCGTCCGATAGGCATGCCGATGATTGTCGCCACGGCTCAGATATTCCAAGTTCTTGATGCTATTGTCGTGCTTGTCACCGTTGGTGTGGTTCACGTCCTGGCCATTCGCCTTTCCCAGAAAGGCTGCGGCAATCAACCGATGCACACTCCTCGCAAAGTACTTCCCGTCTCGGCGGAGGCTCACCACAAGGTACCCTGTCTTGGAGTGTGGCGTCTGCCGCAGTACCTTCCACTCGCCCGACTTGAAGCTCCGAATCCGTCCGAGATTGCTGGCTTGATAGTCCGGGAATCCGGGGATGTTCCGCCAGATTTCATTGGACGCGATTCGTGAATCCGGACGCGAATCACTCACGATGGGAACTGGATTGCTCACGCTTCCCCCTTTGCCTTGCAGCCGCCTTTGGGGTCCTGCAGAGCACAACCGAAATCGTGGTAGCCGCGCATCTGCACGCCGAGGACGTTGAAGTCCGCCTCGGCCGTTTCGATGGTCGGGCTCTCCTGGCCGTTGAGGAACGCGACCTCGATCACCGGCAGGTCCACCGGATCGGCCAGCAGGTACCACGCCTTGTCGCTGTTGCCGGTGTAGCTGCTGTTGGACAGGTACCGGCTGACCTCGGCTCGGTACTTGCCCTGATGCGGGTTGGCCACGGGGTACTTCGTGCTGGCGGTCGTGTCCCGCAGTTCCAGCGACTTGTAGAGCTGGGTTCCGACCGCGCTCAGCGCCGTGGGCAGCAGCATGATCGTCGGCATGATCCCGAGGGGCTTGCCGTCCGGATCGACCTGGTCCATGAACTTGACCTCGGCCTTGGTCAGCCCGTCGATGCTCAGGGCCGAATCCGCCCCGGTGACGTAGTTCTTGTTGCCGGCCTTGAAGAACGACCCGTTGTTCAGGAACACCGTCCAGAACACGTCGTTGATCTTCAGGCCGCTGCCCCGACCGAGCTTGCGGGGCACCGCCGTGATAGCGCCCAGGTCGTCGTTGATGATGTCCCGCCTGTCGATGCTGAGCAGCAGCCCGTACGTATCGGCCTTGTTGGTGTAGGACTCCTCGCCCAGCGTCCCGTGCTTCAGCTCGCCGCCCGGGGCGACCTTCTGGTACTGGTCCTTGCCGATCAGCCGATACGAGGTGACCGTCTTGAAGTCCGAGACGTTGCGGACGGCCGTGATGTTCCGCCAGGTCCGCTCGACGCTGAAGAAGCCCTCGAGCAGGAACTTGTTCGCCACGTTGGACAGGATGCCGCTGATGTCCACCGTGCTGAACGCCGCCTGGATGTTCCGCCCGAAGGCGAACCGCAGCACGGCCCGGCTGTCCCGGAAGTTGCGGCCGGTGTACCCGTTGGCCCACGCCGCCTCGAGCAGCAGCTCCTGCAGGCCGATCCCGCCGCGGAACCGCTTGTCGGCCAGCTCGAGCGCCTGCTCCCCGTGGGAGGCGACCAGGTCGTCACCCTTGATCCCGCCGGTCATCAGGCACGCGGCCTCGAGCACCTGGCCGGTAACCCCCTCGTCATCGCGGCTGTGGATCGCCGGGGCCTTGGGCCGCGAGGCGCGAAGCACCTCCAGCTCGGCGCGCGTCTCGTCCCAGCCCTCTTCGATGGCCTTGGCCTCGATGTCCGGGTATTGGCCGGCGCAGACCTTGCGGATCGCGGCGATTCGCTTGGTCTCGGCGGCCGCCTCGGCGCGCATCTGCGCCACGGGATCGGCCTGGCCGCCATCGTCGCCGGCCGCCTCGATCTTCGGCTGGGCCTCGGGCTCGGGCTGAGCCTCGACCTTGGGCTGCTGTTCGACCTCGGGCTCGGCCGCGGTCTTGACGTCATCTTTGCCGTTCGTCTTCATGGTGTTCTCCTGGCTGTTCTCTGCGGCGACGCTGGCCGATGCGCCCTTGTCGGCGCCGCTGTCGACGAAGCTGATTTCCTTGAGGACGGCCTTGCGCACCACGTGCACAGGGCCGGTGAACGTCTTGCCATTGACCTGGACGCGCCCCCCGGCGGGTACGAACTCGGCCTCCACGACCGCCGCGCCGATGCTCGCCTGCCACGGGAAGCCCTTGGCGCCGCTACGGGCCACGTCCCGGGCCCAGGACGTGTCGCGCGAGATCAGGCCCTCGGCGACGAGCCGGCCCTGGTCGATAGCGATCCGCCGGGTGTGTCCCACCCCCTGGCGGCGCTCGTGGTCCAGGCGGATCGGCAGGTTCTGGCTGGGGATCTCCAGCCCGGCAAGGTCCACCACCACCGGGTGCGGGAATCCCCTGATCCGCATCCTCCCGCCGCTGTAGGCGACCATGCTGAATCGCGGCAGATCGCCGGCATCGCCGCCGCCGGCCTCGATGGTGGGTGTGGCGGTCATCGTTACGTGCGTAAGCGTCTCTTCATCCGACATCGCTGTTGCTCCTTGGTGTTTGGGTCTGCCCGGTCTGGCTGGGCGCCGCCTCGGGCTCTGCCAGCCCCAGTTCGCCCATGAGCTGCTTCTCCTTGGCCCGTTGGCGAAGTTGCGTCTCCCAGTCCTTGCCCTGCTTGGCGTACTCGTCCGCCAGCGTGGTCGTGTTGTTCTTCAGACGCCGCTCCTGGGCGGTCGCCTCCTTGGCCGGGTCCACGTGCTCGGTGCCGTCCCAGAACCACTGGTGCGGCAGGCTCCCCGTGCCACGGAGGAACGAGAACTCCGTCAGCAGCTCGGCCTCGCGCACCCAGGCCGCCAGGATGCGGTCGCACACCACCTCGTTCAGGTGGGCCTGCTCGACCCGGACCGACTTGAAGTACGTCTGGTGGTCCAGCCGCCCCGAGGCGTAGTTGTGCTGGCTGGAATCGCCCGTGACGACGTTGATCGGCACCAGCAGGCAGCGGGCGATCTCCCCGAGGATTTCGCGCTTGAACTCGGCATACGCGGTGCCCGGCTGCTCGGCCTTGATCTGCCCCAGCTTCCAGCCGTCCGGCAGGACCGTGGCCATGCGCTTCTCGAGTTCGATCACGTCCATCGGCTCGACGGCCGCCGCCTCCCCGCTGGCCGGGGCGTCCGTGAACAGCACGGCCGCGAAGTCGGCAGCCGTCTCGGCCGCCCCGAGCACTGCCAGCGTGTACCGGCGGAGCTGGGCGAACAGCGGGATCGCCGGCGTGATCTCGGGGACGCCCCGGTGCTGGCCCGGCCGGTCGGCGCGGTACCAGTGGATCATCGCTTCGGCCGGGACGCGGTCGTAGGCATGGATCGCCGGGGGCGTGATCTGCGAGCCGGGATGCTCCCGCAGGACCAGGTATGCCATCGGGTTGCCGTACGAATCGAATTCGATCCCGTCCACTGCGCCGCCCGTCGGCAGCCGCAGGTCCGGGTTCGTCACGCGGTCGGCCTCGACAAGCTTCAGGTCCACCTTCACTGCCGAGGCCAGCGCCGGGTTGGCCGTCAGCAGGGCGAACGCTTCACCGTCACCGGCCTTGGCCATTCGCATCGTCCGCAGCTTCTCGGCCAGGCCGACGGCCGTCGCCCACGCACAGAAGGCCTTCTCCACGATGCGGTTGGTCTCCTCATCCGGACTGAGCACCTGGAGGCGTGGCCCCGTGCCGACCACGTCGTTCGCGAGAGTCAGGACGACGCCTTTGGCGTAGGAGTTGTTGGCGACCTCGTAACGGCTGCGGTTACGGAGTATCCTCCGCACCGCGGCGCTGGCGGCCGCGTCGGCCGACAGCCCGTCGGCATTGGCCCAGTGCCGGGCGTTCTCGACATTGGTGATCGCCGCATCGAACCGGGCGCGGATCATTCGGGCGACGGCCCTTGCCTTGCGGGATTTACGCCTGCCGAAGGGCCACATCAGGCGGTCCCTCCCGGTGAGATTTTCGCCAGCTTGATCCCCAGCCCCTTGCCGGCTGTTGCCTTCTTGCCGGCCAGGTGCTTATCGGCGGCGATCTGGTCCTTCAGCGAGTGCTGCTCCATCTCGCCCGCATCGCCCCGGGCCCGCTTGGGCCCGGCGGCGTTGTCACGAATCGTGTTGTCGAGGTCTTCAGCCATGAAGTCTCCTGATGGCGGCCGAATCTTGGCTGCTATGGGTTACTTACCCGGCCGATGGGCGATCTGTCGGAGCAAGAAGGGCGAAAGCAGAAATCGTTACGTATCTAGAACCCAACTGCCATCTGGAACCGGAGTTTTCGAATGGTGGGGGCATTGACTTGAAAGCCGAGCAAGGACAATGCAGAATAGGAATTGGCACTGTGGGTATACAGACAAGCCCCGAAAGGAGACTCTATGGCTACTATCTTCACAACCGTTGAATGGGAAGACCTGCAAACGATCTGGACAGACTACTGGAACGAATTCGCGGTGGCTGTCTCGGAGGCCGGAGGGTTAGGCGACAGCCCCCCCGCACTGACTGGCCTGCAGAACACGTTGCAGAATAGGGTATATCCCAAGATCGATGGGATGCTCCGGAGAATCAATCCTTTGGCGTTTTCGCCTGAGAACCTCCCAGAGCCAGAGTACCTGGTGCTGCTCGACGTCCTGGATCAATGTGAGAAGTTGCATCAAATGATCGGTTCGGCAACCACGTATGAACCGCATCAAGTGATCCGGTGTTTCACGCTGGGGGCTAGGCTCATTCAGCAGGCTATCGCACTCGTAGAAGAGGACAAAGCCAAGTAGGATTGCTTTGGTTCTTCGCCGCGTTGCGACTCCCTCACAGACCTTTAAGAGCGTCAAAGGTTCGCCGGAAATCAACTACTCCCGAGTCGGTCAGTTGCTTGCCGTCTCATACGTCGTCATCCGCCGCCCGCAATGGCGGCACTCCCTGCGGCGAAGCAGACGCCCCCCCCAGGCCCGGCGCGTGTAGAGCACGCGGAAGTGAGCGCAGCCGCAGCGTGGACACTCCAGTCCGCGCTTCCCCATGGCTTTCTGGTTTTGGTTCGGCTGGGCCATCTATCGCCTGCTCCTCTGGAGTTCTGACAGCCTGATGCGCCGCCGCGCCGGTGCGGACCTGACGTCCGTACCCGGCAAGATCGCGCCCTGCACGGAGGCCGCGACCGCACAGCCGACCAGGCAGTCCAGCCAGTGGTTGTCGGGCCCGCTGGCGCGCAGTTTCCATTCGTCCACAGTGCGGTTGCGGGCCTCGGTCCGCACGCGGTACTCGGCGGTGATGTGCTCGGCCAGGAGTTGATGGTCGGCGGGCTTGCGGCCGAAGAGGGACAGGCAGCCTTTGTCGCCGATCGCCACGGCCAGGCGGGCGTGGACGAACGACTTCCAGTAGTTCGTGTCGATCAGGACGTGGCGGACCTGCCGGCGACCCTGGACGTTCGGGATGCGCCAGTGGTGGCCGATCCGTTCGCCGCGCTTGCGCTTGTACTCGCTAAACGGGACGCTGGAAGCCCCGACGTACCGCCCGTGGCTGGGCATGACGACGGCCGAGTGGGCGCTCTGCCGGCAGAACTGGTAGACCACGTCCGTGCTCTGGCCCCAGTTGGCGTCGATCAAACAGCGCTGGATTCGCAGCATGGCCCCATCATCGCGCCGCCATTCGCGGGACAGGTAGTCATCTGTCAGTTTCGTCAGGCCGGCATAGATCGACCCTTCCAGCCCGGCCCCGGGTGTGGCTCGGCCGAGGGTCTTGCGGATGTCCCGAAGCGTGAAGTACGCCCGGGCCTGATCGGGATACGTGCCGTAGTCGATCAGGCAGCCGGTGAAGTCGTCCTCCCACGCCACGACGGTGTGGAACAGGGCCTTGCCCTGCACGTCGATGAACATCGTCAGGTGGCCACAGCCGATGGGCACCTCCCCGCGCCGATGGCCGTTGACTTTGCTGGCCACCTGCTCGGCAGTGAGCATGTCGGTGTCGCCCTCGTCCTCGGGCAGGGGCTCGTTCTGGTACTCGGCCCAGAAGGCACGCTCGTCCTGGTGTTTCAGGTTCATCGCGTGCTGCAGGGCGGACAGCTCGTCGGTGTTGTGCCTTTCCGGCCACGCGACGACGGCGCCGGCGTCCATCTCGTGACGATGCTCGCGATAGAATTCGGTGGCCTCGTGGCCGTCGCCGTCGTTGCGAAAACTGTCAGCGCGGATCTGGGCGTACTTGTCCCAGAGCTTCTCGTTTGCCGGGAAGGAGTAGACCAGCTTCGTCCGTTCGCCCTGCCAGGCGGGGTGCGTATCGCGGTCGAGGATCTGGTCGGCCATGTCGCCGGGGCGGATCACGGTGCATGGCATGATGCCGGAGATCTTCTGGCCGGGCCCGGCGAGGTTCAGGATCGCGCCGTTGAGCGTGTCCATCCTGGCCCGCGTCTGCGGGACGCTGCGCGCCGACTCGTCGGTCTGCGGGTCGTCGAGCACCACCAGCGACGGGCGGGCGGCCCGGCCGTCGGCACGCTTGAACTTCATGCCGCGTATGCGGCTCTCGATACCCGCCACGCGAATAATCGCGCCGGACGCCTTCGAGTCGGGAATGGTCGGCAGGACGATCTCGTCGGCCGTCCAGACGATCCGCGTGTGCCTGCCGTTGCACAATTGGCCCTTGGCGCGGTTGTGAATCCGCTCGAGGGCGTGGATGGGGAACACCGCCTCCGGATAGTCCTCCAGCAGACGCTCGTTGGTCTCGAACTCGACCTTGATGCTCTCGAGCATGCTGCGGGCGTGTCCGGCGTCTGAGCCGATCAGGCACACAAAATCCCGCGCGCCGGTGAGCATCGCCCAGATACAGGCCGTTTCAGCCAGCGTGGTCTTTCCGCTGCCGCGCGGCATGGCCATGGCGAACAGCCCGCCGCGAAGGACGGCCTGCTCGATCTTGGCGATCACCTTCAAGTGATCGTCCGACCACGGCAGGCAGAACGCCTCGGGGAAGTAGGCCTCGCAGAAGAACCGAAAGTCCGTCCGGCCCCTGGCCTTTCGTTGCGGGTCGATCACCTCGGGAATGGGCCCGATGTCCCTGCCGATGGCCGATAGCGCCGCGTTGCGGGCACGGGCGGCCTCCTTCATGGCCTCGTAGTCGGCCGGCTGCTTGGCGGGCGCGGGGTTGTGTCGAAGCCACGCCAGCCAGGCGGCGTAGCGGAACAGGTCGACGTGCTTCTGGTCGCCGATCCGGTAGCCGGCCCGGTTGCGGTGGCGGCGCAAAGTGCGCTCACTAATCACCTCGCCCAGCGGCGTGGAGTTCAGCATCCGCGTCAGCATCGACGGGCGCAGCTTGCGAGGATCAGTCGCCACCGGCCATCTCCTTGGCCAGCCAAGCCGTGTAGTGCACCAGATTGAGCGTGCCGCCCGGATTGACCGGCGCGCCCGCGTCGATGTCGGCGCGGATCATCTCCTCGGTGATCCGCCGGCCACCGGCGGCGGAGAGGACCTTGGCCAGCTGGGCGGTGGTGAGGGCCGTCAGGCTTGGGGTTGTCTCGCTCATGTGCCTGTCCTCCCGGCAGGAATCTGCGGATTCTCGGCCGGGATCTTTCGCCCATGCCGCAAATGGCGACGTGTGCCATGCTTACGGGCGCAAGTTCTTTTGCAAAAATGTGTTAATTGCCTTGCCCCGGGCGGACCACAGAGCAAACATGAACACGTGAAAACGAAGCGCAAGCCATTGAGAGAAAGGATGTTGCGATGAGAATCACGAGCATCGAACTGGTAGGCACCAGCGACACGAAACTGCATGACGGCAGCCCGGGCCTGGCCCGGGCCTTTGCCAAGATCAGCCGCAAGCCGGGCGACAAGCACATCACCGTCGAGCTGCTGGCGCCCGGCTGCGAACGCACCCACCAGGTTCAGGCCGACGACGCCGATGACCAGTGGTCGATGGCCCAGATCCTCCAGCACGCCCTGGACGGATACCAAGGGACCAACAGCGACGTCGACGGATACTTCCGAACCATCCAGATGCTGGCCGACTGACCCGAGGGGACCATGCACCGACTCAACCACAGCGGCGAAACGATGATTCCCGGCACACCACGGACGGCGCGCCGGGCCATGCGGAAGGTCCGCGAACTGGCGCGGCTGCGGCACAAGGTGTACCTCCGTCGCTTCCGGCAGACCTACGGATACGAGTCGCAGCTCGGCCCGGAATGGATCGCCATCTCGCACCGCCACCCGATGGCGATGGTGACCGTCACCGGGCCCCTCGACGAGAGCCTGGCGGCGGACCGGGAGATCATGGCCACCGCACACGACGTGCTGGCGTTCGGCACGGACAGGTATGCCATCAGTTGGCTGGGATTCGAAAGGCTGCCCGGGGCCGGGAATCATCCTCGTACGCAGAGCGACTACTAACCGCCCCATGCGGGCAAGGAGAACGGCATGAACGAGCAAGAATTCCAGGACGCATTGAAGACGGCCCTCCAGGCGCTGGCCTGGATGGCGGAAGACCACGACTACCCCGACACGCTGCCGGTGGACCTGGCGGAGGTCCGCGAGGTCCGGACCTTCGACGAGGCCGGGGTGCTCACACGAAACAAGGGCCTGGTGGTGACGCTCGCCGACCGCAGCCAGATGCAGGTCACCATCATCGCAAGCCGCTGAGCAAGGAGAACCGCCATGAAACGAGCACGCACCGCAACCGGCAAGGTCTACGGCGCGGAGGTCCACGGCAAGAAGCGCCGCGTGACCGTGCCGGAAGACCCAAAGCCCGAGGACGTGCTGAACGACGCCCTCCGGGAGAACCTCAGCCCGCACGCCGTCGCGGCCATCGCCGCGTTCTGCCAGACGGCGACGACACAGCGGGAAGACGTGGACCGGCAGATTCGATGGTTCGCCGACCGGCTGATCGAGCTGGTCGGCGGTGGCGACGAGCACAACCGCCTCTGCGAAGAGGTCGGACTCTAGAAACCGGCCCGCATGGGCCACAACATGAGGAGCAAGATCATGAAGAAGAACGAAGTCAAGGTCGGACAGACGTACCGCTGCAAGGTCAGCGGGTCGCTGGCGGACGTCCGGATCACCGCTGAGAATCCCCACGGCGGGTGGGACGCGATCAACGTCTCCACGAACCGGAAGGTCCGGATCAAGAGCCCGCAGCGCCTGCGGAGCGTGGTCAAGCGGCCGGCCAAGCGGAAGAAGACCGTGACGCTGGCCGAGCACGAGGCCCAGGCCAAGCGCGAGCAGGCCAGCGCCGAGCGCGCCGCCGGGCAGGTCCGCAAGGACATCGCCAAGACGGTCAAGGCCGTTCAGAACGGCGACCTGACCAAGGGCGTCACCGTGCCCACGGGGGCGAAGAAGGCCAAGAAGGCGACCGGCAAGGCCAAGGCGGCGACGAAACGCCACACGGGCCAACGTGACGCGAAGGGGGCCAAACGTCCGAGCGGCCTGGACGCCGCCGCCCAAGTCCTGGGCGAGACCAAGGAACCCCTCGGTGCTAAGGAGATGGTCGAACGGATGCTGGCCAAGGGCCTGTGGCAGACCAAGGGCAAGACCCCGGCCGCAACGATTTACGCCGCCATCATCCGGGAGATCGCCGCAAAGGGCAACGACAGCCGATTCCGCAAGGTCGACCGCGGCAAGTTCGAGCTGGCCAAGTAGCGTAGAGTTCACGCCTCCACCTCCTCCACCCCGGCGACGCTTGCCGGGGTGCTCTTCGGCCAAGCTTGTTCCATCCCCCGTTTCTGATAGAATCAGCCTATGGCTACTGAAGCACTCGAGATTCCGGAGAGATGCTGCCTGAACTGTGTGTTTCTGTACGATCCGAGTCAGGATGGAAAGCCCAAGCCCTCCTTGGACCGACAAACCAGAGATCGGCTTCGGGTAAGCGATCCCATTGGCAACAGAACGTTGCAGTGCTATCAGGAAGTCTGGGATGCCAAGGCGGTCAAGGACGAGCCCGAAAGCAAACTCGACCGATTGCTCAGAGAAGACCGGGGAGAATTCTGTCTCTTCTACCCCTACAAGCCCAATGTATTTCCTGCTGCCGCGAAGCACCTTGAACGACGAGCCGCCGACCGCCAGGAGGCGGAAAGGGACCGTGCTCTGACTAGGAGAGCCTTCTGGGTCGCTTTTGCAGCCCTTATGGTCTCGATCTTCGCGATTCTGGCACAGCTCACGTGGGACATCTGTAAGCATATTCATTCCTGTCCGTAGGCTGAAATTCGTTTCGCCTTCTGGCCGGTAAACTGCTCCCAGCGCTGCACGATCACGTCGCAGTACAGGGGGTCGAGTTCCATGAGGTAGGCTCGGCGCCCGGTCTGTTGGCAGCCGATGAGGGTCGAGCCCGAGCCGCCGAACAGGTCCATGACGTTCTCACCGGGCAGGGAGCTGTACTGAATGGACCGGACGGCCAACTCGACGGGCTTCTCGGTCAGGTGCACCATCGCTTGGGGACTGACCTTCTTGACATGCCACAGATCCGTGGCGTTGTTGGGGCCGTAGAAGTTGTGGCCGGCGCCTTCCTTCCAGCCGTAAAACGCCAGCTCGAACGCCCCCATCATGTCTTTCCTGGTGAGCACCGGATGCTGCTTGTCCCAGACGATGCCCTGGCTGAAGTACAGCCCAGCCGCCTTCAACGGCGCGGGGTAGTTGCCGAGGTTGGCGTACCCACCCCAGATGTAGAACGACCCGCCCGGCTTGAGCACGCGCGAGGCGTTTGCGAACCACGCCATGAGCATCTTGTCGAATGCCTCGTCGCTGACGAAGTCGTTTTCGAGCGGCCGGTCCTTGGCCCGCATCTTCTTGCGGGCCTTGGTCGGGTCAATTGTGCCCCGGGCAACATCGAAGCGCTGGTGGTGCATCTTCTGCGACAGGTCGGGGTGGGAGCTGTTGCCGGCGGCGATGGCGGTGCTACTGCGCGGCTCGACCTTCACGTTGTACGGCGGGTCCATGTTGACCAGGTCGATGGTCGCCCCGTCCAACAGCCGGTCGAGATCGGCCTCGCTGCCGCTGTCACCGCACATCAGACGGTGCTCGCCCAGCACCCAGATGTCGCCCGGCTGGGTGATCGCCTCGTCCGGTGGCTCGGGAACCTGGTCCGGATCGGTCAGGCCCTCGGTGGCCTCGCCGTCGAGCAGCTTGGCCAGTTCTTCGCTGCCGAAGCCCAGCAGGCTCAGGTCGTAGTCGGCGCCCTGGAGATCCTTCAGTTCGATGGGCAGCAGGTCGAAGTCCCACTCGGCCAGCGTGGCCGTCTGGTTGTCGGCGATCCTGTAGGCCTTGATCTGCTCGGGCGACAAGTCGGTGGCCACGTGGACAGGCACCTTGGCCAGGCCGAGCTTCTTGGCGGCCTTCCAGCGGGTGTGCCCGACGATGATCACGCCATCGCCGTCCACAACGATGGGCTGGCGGAAGCCGAACTCGGCCAGGGAGGCCGCCACGGCGTCCACGGCCTGGTCGTTGACGCGAGGATTAGACTCGTAAGGCGTGATGTCATCAATGTTTCGGATAGCGACTTTCATGTGCGATCTCCTTCGCGAAAAAACCGGCGGCGCAAAACAAACTCTGCCCATGGGTGCGACTGTTCCCGCGGCCATTTTCTCGATTCGATGCCGCGGAAGTACCTATACGTTTTATTTCTTCTCGACATTGGCTTTGCGACTGGCGCCTGTCTGGCCTGCTCCCGACGGCTGCGATGCTCGGGCGTCCACGTTGCCCGCCTCGCAGTCCCCGGGCTTCGTCTGCGCTATCCTGGCGACGATGGTGTGGATCGCCTCGGCGTGCCGAGGGTATTCCTGGGCCAGCCATGAGGCCGGTGCATAGATATGCCCATCGTGTTGGATCACCGGCGCGACGTCATACCCGAGGCACAGCATCGCCTTGAGTTCGTTGTCGAACGCTCCGCAGGGCAGGAAGACCACGCCACAGTCATCCTCGAATGCGGTCCGCAGCCACTTGGCCAGTCGCTTGCCTTCGATCACGATCTGTCTCATTTCGTTCTCCTGTCCTTGACGCCATGTCGTCGCGATAGCCCTACGTCCCGGGGAGTATCGCGGGGCGTTTGGGACGCCCGCGTACTCCCCCGTAGGGGGAGGGTGTGCTGAGTTCCGCCCTCAGTTCCGCGACCAATCGTTGTAAGTTGCTCATTTGAATCATCTTGAATCAGCAAGTGTCGCGGAACTGGGACGCCAACTGAGACGCGTCCCAGTTCCTGTCCAGTTCCGCCGCAGTTCCGGTCTGTAAATGGATCGTATTCCATTAGTTGTAGCTCTCGCGTCCGGAACTGGCTCCGGAACTCGGTTTTGCCAGTTCCGCGTCCAGTTCCGCAGTAACACATTTATTTGTGTTGACGAATTCCGTGTCAGTTCCGGCCATCGCGTTGCGAATCTGGCGAACGTATCGCTCTGAGATTCCCACCTGCTGGGCGACCTCCTGAACGCTGACCTCGGGGTCGTGGTCCAGCAGCGCCGCGGTCCACAGCGCCTTGTCACCGTTCATGCCGGGACGGTTCTTGACGTATCGCATGTACGCGCCGACGCGAATCTTGGCGACCAGGCCGCGCTCGATGGCCAGTTCCAGCATCTCGTCGGCCTTGCGTTCGGACAGGCCGAACCGCTGGCCGGCCTCGTACCGCACTGAGTTCTTGGAGCTCGGGTCATTGACGGCGACGGATTGGGCGACGAAGTCTTCCAGTGCGACGTCCCTACGCCTGGCCTTCGGCTTGGCTGCGCCCAGCAGGGCCGAGGTATCCACCTCGTCGACGGGCGTGAACAGCGGCCAGTTCCAGACCAGGGCCTGCGGGCCCATGGGCGGCCAGCTCCGGACGGCGGATTCCAGCACGACGATGCCCTCGGCCTGGTGCGGACGGAGGATCAGGTGGGTATCGGCCGCGCGGGACTGGCTGCCGGCGCCCGCCCCGACGTCGGTGACGGCTTTACTGGCCTGGTTGCCCTTGCTGGCGTGGTGGATCAGGACGAAGGCGCACTGCATCTGCGCGGCGTAGTGATCGATCTGGTTGTACAGATTGGCCATCGCCCCGTTGTCGTTCTCGTCGGTGCCCAGAGGCAACGTGCGGTAGAAGGCGTCGACGATGACGATCTTGTACTGGCCGGCATCGACACGACGGAACATGCTGCCCATCGAGTACAGGTCGCGGAGCTTCCCGCGAAGGCTGATCAGGTCGATGTTCCTGCTGTACAGATGGTGCGGCATGCCCATGGCCTTGCTGACCACCCCGTAGCGATAGGTGATGTTGCATGCGTGCAGTTCGTTGTCGATGTGGAGCACCCGGCCCTGTTCGACGGCCAGGCCCAGCCAGTCGAGGCCCGATGCCACGGAGATCCCCAGCGAGGAGGCCAGCCATGACTTGCCCATCTTCGGGCTGGCGATGATGTTCATCGTCTCGCCTTCGCGAAGCAGGCCATGGACCACCGGCCGGTTCAGGCCGGTGAAGCTGTCCATGAGCTCGTGGAGCCGCTGGATCGGAGGGCCGTCGTCCGGGTCCTCCGGCGGCTCCGTGCCACAGGCCTGCACAATGGCCGAGATGTCGACGTCCGTACCACCGTCGGGGCCGAACATCTGGTCGTAGTGGTTCTCGACAAGCGCGACGGAGACCGAATCGGGCTCGTACCTCGCCACGCTGGCGGCGATGGCCTCGACTTCGCGATCGGCCAGGGGCGGGTTGCACCGGGCGAGGTTGGTGGCCTGCAGCGCCGCGTGGATTTCGTCCTGGGACATGCCCATTCGGCGCATCCCGCCGGCCAGGGAGGCCAGAGTGCTATTGCGCTGGCCCGAGGGGATCAGGTTGGCGTCCGTGGGCCGCGACGTTCGCCCGTGTGGCGTTTTCTCGCCGGGGGCGCGTATCAGGGCCAGTAGCCACTCGGGGCACGCAGCGGGGCGAACGTCGGCGATATCGCTGGATATCTCCCAGGTGTAGGCCTTGCCGTTGGGATGGATGCTGGGCGGCAGGACGACATATCCACCGTCGCCCTTGATGTCGATGCCCGGGGCGACCTCGCCCTGGCTGCACGGAACATGTCCGCCGGGGTGGGCGATGAAGATGTGCCGCCCGCCACCGCCAGTCAGGACCTCGGCCGTCTCGGGCAGCGGTCCGTGTTTGGCCTCGAGGTCGGTCAGGCTCTCGTCCCCGCCGTGGCAGGGATCAACGTCGACGACGAACAACCCGCTGGCCTTGCCCGTGGCCATGGCGACGTTCGCCCGCGGGTTCTGGGTCCACCAGGCGCGAATAGTGGCCTTGTCGGTGGTCGCATCATGGAAACCGTTGGCGCACGCAGGCTTCTTGCGCCCTGGCTCGCATGGAAAGACGGCGATGTCCATGCCCGCGTAGCCGAGGGCGGCATCAAGGAATATGTTGACGGTGTCAGACATTGCTGGCCCTGTACGTCAAAACGGAATGTTGTCACCGGCCCACGTGTAGTCGCCGGGGCCCGGGTCGTGTTCGTCCCCACCGTCCAGCAACGGAGCGATCGGACCGATCTGGTAATCGATGATGCGGTCATACTTCTCGCCGGCGATGCTGCGAACGGTGATGGCTCTGGTTTCGGCCAGGGCGCCGGCCTCGGCGAGGTCCACGGCCTGCTCGGCCGTCTCGGGCAACGCCTCATTCGACCGGGCGCGCCACCAGGCCTCGAACTTCGCCCGGGCATAGCCGGTGTGCTCAGGGCAGACCCATTCGGAGTGGTACTCGTCAAAGCCGACGCGATACTCGACGCGCATGGTCCGGGGATGATCCTCCGGTGCGCCCCGCTTATGGTGGACGGAGTAGTAGACGTCGCTTACGTCATGCTCGGTGTCCGTGACCTGGCCGCTGAGGATGCCGGCGCTACTGGCCCGGGCGTCGTGGGTTTCCTTCTCCGGCGGCGGGAACTCGTATCCACACTCCGGGCACGTGGCATAGGCCGCGTGGATTAGTGCCTGGCACTCGGGGCATTCCTTGGCCGGGGCCTCGCCGCCGGACGCACCCGGCGTCTTGATTTGCAGATCGTCGACGGGCCCGTGACGGAGGATGTTCCCGCCGTAGTCCAGGACGAGGCAGTCGGCCTTGCCTGGATGCAGCCGGAAGCCCCGACCGACCATCTGGTAGAAGAGCCCCGGGGAGTTGGTCGGCCGAAGCAGGACCACGCAGTCGATGTTGGGCGCGTCGAAGCCGGTGGTCAGGACGTTGACGTTGGCCAGGTACTTCAGGTCGCCCGACTTGAAGCGGTGCAGCGTGCCCTCGCGCTCGAGGCCGGGCGTCTCGCCGCAGACAAAGCCGCACTCCTGGCCTGAGATCCGCCTCATGTTGCCAGCGACGTGTTTGCCGTGCTGGACGCCGCTGGTGAAGACCAGCACACTGCCGCGGTCCCGTGTCAGCTCGATGATCTCTTCACAAGCCGACTGGACGAGCGTGTACTGGTCCATGGCCGCCTCCACCTCCGACGCGATGAACTCCCCGCCGCGAACATGCAGGCCGTTCAGATTGGCCTTGCTCTTACCGGCACGGCTCTTGAGCGGGCAGAGGTAGCCCTGGGTGATCAGCTCCTTGACGCCGATCTCGTAGCAGACGTGGTTGAGCAAGTTCTCGGGTCCGCAGATCATGCCTGTCGCCATGCGGTACGGTGTGGCGGTCAGGCCGATCAGGCGGACGTTCGGATTGACAACCTTCGCGTCGGCCAGGAACGTGCGGTACATGCCCTCCCCATCGGGAGGGAGCATATGCGATTCGTCCAGAAGGATCAGGTCGAACGCGTCCAGCTCGGCGGCTCGCTTGTAGACACTCTGTATCCCAGCCACGGTGATCGGCTTGTTCGTGTCCCGGGTCTTCAGACCTGCCGAGTAGACCCCGATCTGCATCCAGAGGTCCGGGGCCATGACGTGCAGCTTCTCGACGGCCTGCTCGAGCAGTTCCTTGACGTGGGCCAGGATCAGCACTCGCCCGTCCCACTTGGCCACGGCGTCGCGACAGATCGTGGCCATCACGGGGGTCTTGCCCCCGGCCGTGGGGATCACCACGCACGGGTTGTCGTCCCGACAGCGCAAGTGGTCGTAGACGGCGTTGACCGCCTCGACCTGGTACGGCCGCAGTACGATCGGCTGGGACTCTGCCGTGGCCGTCGTCACGCAACCACCTCCGTTCCGTCGGGGAGGATGCAGCGGCCGTCCATGATCGGGATCGTGTACAAGGTGTCGCTGCGCCGACCGAGGTAGCCCAGGATGAAGGCGTTGACCCACTCGACGGGCCTGCCGGTGCCGTACAGCGGGATCGGCTTGCACAGACACCCGGCGCTTCGGGCCTGGATGATCCTCGCCGGCGACCAGATGTTCTGGATGATGCTCGTGTCGGCCCTGTGCGTGTGCCCGTGGATGACGCTCTTGCCCTGGCTGATCTGGAGGTGGTTCTTCGTCGCGTGCTTCGCGTAGGACCAGCCGTGCACGGCGATGATGCGCGAATTGACGGCGTAATGCGGGTACTTGCCCGACGTCGTGCCGTAGCGGACGTAGGTGCATCGCTTGCGGCCCCGCATCAGTTGAATGCGCGGTGCCAGCATCGAATACGCGCCCCTGCCCTCAGCCGTCGCCGCTGCCCAGCGGTCCAGCCGGTACTCATGGTTGCCTTCCACCATCACCAGCCGGTCACACGCCTTCTGAAGGCGATCCAGCAGCGCACCGGCAGTATCCAGATCGGCCTCGTAGTCCGTTTCCGGCATGCCATAGGTCGGCGGGTGCGTCGAGAACTGTCCGCAATCGAGCAGATCACCCAGGCAGACGATGAGGTCAGGCCGAAGGCGCTCTGCGGCGAGGCAGAACACCTCCAGCGCCGCGACGTTCTGATGGGGCGCGTGCACGTCGCCGAAGGCGAGCATCGTTTTGCTGCCGGTCCTGGCCATCATTCGTCCCCCGCGACCATTCCGGCCGTTCGCGCGTAGCCCGCGATGTCTACCAGGTTGTCCCTCTTGTGATGATGCGATTGACGGGCCAATTTGACTGCGATTACGCATAGGGGCACGTCCATCGCCGTGACCACAGCACCATCGCGCAGTTTGCCGGCCAGGATGCCCGTCCACATCAGTGCCGTTCGGGCGAAGTCATCGGCCGGATGGCCATAGTCCTTCTGCCGGTCCGTGCTGGTAATGCGCTGAGCCTCGGCCAGGATCGATTCGCTCGGGTCGGCGGTCACCAGCCGCAATCGGTGGAGACCGACTGTCGGTACCGGCGCTTCGGTCACCGGCCCAAGCGTCTCGGCGTCGAGGATCTCCATCCCGAACTCACGAGCCAGCAGGTACTCCAGCTTGGCCCCGCACGATTCCTCCCACCCGGGCAGCAGGGCGATGGCGTCGCAGTCGACCAGCAGGGCAACGTCGGCGCGCAGGTACATTTCGCGGGGCAGGTCTGTGCGTCCGTCAAAGTTCTCGGCCGGATTGGCTACCACCCAACCGGCCGCCCTGAATCGCTCGGCCGCTGCGTGGAAAGCCGGATAGTTGTGATCGGCGTGGCCGGTCATCGGGCCGGCAATGTAGACTCGTCTAAGTTTGTCCATTGGTCAGTTGTCCTCCGGGAACGGGCCTCCACACAGCGGGCAGCGCCGCAGGGGCAGCTCGTCCACATGGACATCGAGCCTGCCGCCCCGAACGCGCGGGCGCCGCCGCGTGAAGAGGAGATCGATCTGGCTGTCGTCGAGATACACGCCGGCGTGCTCGAGCGCATCGAGCACCGGCTTGGCGATGTTGTCCAGGTCGCGCCGGCGCCGGTCCGGCGGGAAGGCGTCCATGCACAGGGCGATCCTCCCGCCGGCCGGCGGTTTGCGAGCCCCGCTGCCGCCCAGGAGGGCGCAGACGTTCCTGCGAAACGTCCGGCCCTCCCGGCTGATCAGCGTGCGCGGCCCGACGCGCCGCCAGTAGTGGTTGATGCTCGGAGGCCAGGGCAAGGTGAGGATCATGCTGCCTCCGAGAGCGATTCGCTGCGGGACTGCTTGCGCCAGGCCAAGATGCGCGACATCTCGACCTCGGCATCGTCGCGGATGGCGAACTCAGCCCGCTCGCGACGGTCACGCGTCCAAGCGTCGTGGTCGTCGAGCGGTTGAGTGCTGCGCCAGTAGTCCAGGTACGCATCGCGGATGGCGTAGAAGACCGTCTCCTTGCCTTCCACGATCTCACTCACCTTCACGATCCGCTCGTCGTGATTGACGACAGTGGTGTCTGTAGTCATCTCAGCACCTCCTTCATCGCTTCCACGGCGGGGTGCTGTCGGCGACGGGGGCTTGCTGCGGCTGGCCAGCGGCCGTTTCCTTCTTGGCGTACCCCTTGATCTCGTTGGTCAGCTCCCCGGTGTCCTCGCGCTTCTTGAGCTTGACGGTGATCACCAGCGGCAGGTTGTGCAGCTCCACGCTGTCCTTGGGCTGCATGACGCCGACCGCGTGGCAGATGGCCGAAAGCTCCGACCGGGCGATCTTGACCGCCGTGGCGTTGGGGTTGTTGAGGTTCAGGCGCGCCCACAGGATGCGGTTTTTGTACTCGCCCTCCAGGAGCGTGAAGGTCAACTGGAGGTAGCTGCCGTTGCCGGTCTTGGTCGCCTTCATCTCCGACTCGGTGATGGCCGCGACGTACTTGCCGGCCGGGATCGGGTCGAAGCTGGTGGTGGGTTCGACTTCGTTCGCGTTGAAGTTTCCGAGGTTAGCCATTGGTGATGTCCTTTCCGTCGTTGGGGGTTTGACTCAATGCGGTCATGAGGGCCGACCAGCTCAGAGGCAGCTCGGCCGGAAGGCTGTAGCGGTTCTTCGCCAGGATCACGTTCGTGCCCTCGGTTCGGAGCACGCGCCGGTCGCCGTCGCGGGCCGCATACAGCACGGCGTCGGCCCACTCGATGAACGCCGGGGCGACCCAGTGGGGAAGGTCCGGTGCGGCCAGGCGGAGGTCGAAGCCTTCCGGCGTGGTCATCTTCGTGTTGGCCGCGTGGGCCAGGAGGATGATGGCCATCCCTTCGCCGGCGACGGCGTTGAGCATCGGCAGCAGGTCGCGGTAGACGATGTTCTGCACGATCTCCCTCGCCTTGAAGTAGCCGCCATGGGCCGTGCCGAGCGTGTTGGTGATGTCGTTGGGTGACTTGTCGTCCAGGTCCAGGACCACGTGCTCGATGATGCGCTGGACCATCCAGTCGACGGTATCGACGGCCACGGCGGGCACACCGTTCGGCGGACTGGAGGCCAGTTCGGCCAGCCACTGTCGCATCTGAGGCCACGTCTGGAGGTAGGGCGTGCGCGTCAGCCCCGATACCGCCCCGGCCCCGTTCTCGCAATCGATCAGGACCGCGCCGGCCGAGGCGGCGAACGTCGTTTTGCCGACGCCGGGTTGGCCGTAGACGATCATCTTGGGAGGTGACGGCGTGGTCGTGGTGATGAGTGTGTCCATGAGTGTCATGTGCTGTTCCTTGTCGTTAGAGGTTGTTGCTTTCACATCGTGCGGCCGGCCGAATGGCGGGTGTGGGAGTCGAACCCACGTCCCGAGGCGTATGAGGCCCCGGTAGCCCGGCCCCGCCCAGAAGCGCCCGGGCGGCGGCAGGGAGTCGGGCTTCTCTGTCAGGGGTTGAGTCCACTCCGGCCACATGGCCCGCCCGGGCGCTGGATGGTCACGCCACGTTGAGCATGCGGATCTCCTCGTAGCCGGTGGGCCAGTCGCCCAGGTCACGGCAGCGGAGCAGCCTGCGGATCGCCGCCTCGTTCTCCTGTTGGGCGATGGCGAGGGTGTCGTCGCCGAGGCGCCACACGCCGCAGCGGAACGGCTCTTTCTTCTCGACGCCGATCAGGTGGACGGGCATCAGTGCGCCGATGACCACCGCGAGCACGGCACGATAGAAGGCCATCTGCCGGTGGTAGCCGAAACGTCGGGCGTCGGACTCGAACCACGTCAAGTCGTCGCAGGTCTTGAGGTCCACGATGCCGCGGTGTGGATGAGCCCAGTCCAGGCGGATCTGGCACGGCACGCCGCAGTACTCGGCCCGCACGACGCCCTCGGACCGGCCGTACAGCAGCAGGTCGACGGCCTCGGCGTTCATGGACACGCCGGTGGCCATGTTCTGGACCAGGGCGGCCTGTTCGTGCGTCAGCACCGCCTTGCCCTGCGCGTCGGCCCATTCGCGATAGGCCTTGGTGTTCGGTCCGAAGGGGCGATTGGTCTTGGGGTTGACCGGGCCGCCGATCGCGTAGGCGGCCTCGTAGGCGTCGTGGCCCTGGAGGATCTTCACGTGGGCTGCGCGCCCGATGGCGTAGGCGGGCGAGTCCTTGTCCTCAATCAGGCCCAGGGCCTTCTTGCGGTGAAGCCACGGGCACCGCATGAAGTCCAGCAACTGGTGGCTGGAGAGGTACTGCTTGGCTTTGCCGTGGTACTCGTCCTCGGCCTCGCACGTCAGGACGCTCACGTCGATGAACTGTTCAGTCACGGTCTCGTCTCCCAATTCGCTGCGGTGGTCCAGTTCTCTACATTTGCGTGAGGGGCGAATCCTTTTCGGCCTATTTTGAAAAATCTCCAAACCGGCCCTCTTGAAGTAGGGGCGAATCCGATGGATCGCCCGGGTGATCGTTGCCGGAGAGACGCCCATCAGCCGGGCCGCCCCCGACGGCGAGTGGACCGTCAGCAAGCGGCAGACGACCTGAAGCCGTTCGGGCATGGCACAGATCACGGCCTCCACGTCCATCCGGAGATCTTCGGCTGCGAACGGTTCGCCGGTCGTCGCCGGGTCGATGATCGTCTCGTCGAAGCCCTCGGCGATGTCATCGAAGCCGACCGGGCGTGTGGCCGGGTCATTCCCGGGGCGTAGCAGTCTGCGGAGGATATGCCTGTATCGCCGGTCCAAGATGCGGCTGAGGAAGGTCTTCCACCGGGTACGCTTCTTGTCGTAGCGGGGTACGCCCTGAACGAGGGCCATCAGCAAGTCTTGGGTGAGGTCATCTCGCTCCGACTCGTCGAGACCGAACTTCTGCAAGATCCGGTCGACCTTGAAGGCAATCCGTTTCTGGACGTACGCCTCGGCCTTGTCCCGATCGAGGCCCGGTACGAACCGAGCCAGGAGATCGGCAAACCGCTGCGGCGTTTCGCCGGCGTGTTGCTCGGTGCCGGCCGGGGCGGCTGGTTGTGTCGTTCCGGTAATCATCAGTGTTTCCTTTCGGAGCCGGTCTGGTTCGTCGGTCTCCCCCATTACCTACCGGCGGGTGGTCGAATCTGTCGGGTTGGGCGCAGGCTCGGGCAGGTAGCTTTCCAGGCCGGCTTCCTCAAAGTGCTTCCTGATCTCTTTGATGGCGTCGTAGATGCTGGAGCGGTGGCGCCCCATGGCCTTAGCCACCTCCCGCGCCGAGCCCAGCTCCTTCAGTTGCTCGTAGACGTTGCGAAGACGGTTGGGCAGGGCCGCGGCAGCGGCGGTTATGTCGATAATCAGGTCGCCGAGTTCCTGTGGATCGCTGGACGGCGTGCCACGATGGCGGCGCGCATTCTGCTCGGTAACCAGGTCAGCCCCCGTCACCCACCCGTTATAGAAGGGGTGCGTATCAGCTTCGACGAGCACCCACTGACTGAGGCTGGCTTCCTCGCGGCGGTAGTCCCGGCAGTCGGCCTTTCGAGCGGCGATGATGTCTGCGATGGCGTTCCTGACCACCCGGGCGAGGAATGTGTTCTCTTGGGCCTTCGCCGGATCGAACCTCGGCCGGCGGCGTATGACCTCCAACGCGATCTGCTGCTCCAGGTCTTCCCGATCGAACTCGGTGAAACGATACCTGCCTATCGTCCTGTGGACCGTGATCCCGATGAGGGTGGTGACATACTGCGGGAGGGGACTGCGGTTGTTGATGGTACCCACGGCAAACGCTCCTTGGAGCGAAGGAGGCTCGTGGGTGTCGCCTCAGCCGGAGTCGACTGCTTCACCCCTGTGGGAAGTCACCGTGGGTCGCTCGGCTGAGCGGCACCACAGCGGCCACCTGCGTTGCGCAGGACCGATGTCCGGCGTCGCTCCGGAGAGCGTTTCCATGGGGCGTGACATGACGGCCTGGACCGGCAGACGGGGCCGAAATACGCATGAAGAAGGCCCGGCAAGAGAAGAATGCTGGGCCTCAACTATTTGGGGAAAAGTCGGTTACCGCAGAAGAAAAAAAAACTTGCCTGTTTGCAGGAATCCGGCGTTACACCGTCACGCGGCCGTGACGGTGCCCGTTACACGGGTCACAGTTTGCCGGATGTTTGCAGGTGGAAGAGGACGGTCGAGCTCCAGATGCCAGTATCGCCGTCCTGATTTGAGACAAGGCCGACGCCGTCCTGGAACTGTACCACGTGTCGCAGCCGGTTCATCGCCTTTCGTCTCGCCCCTGCCTTTCCCTTCACATGCTCGGCGAGAGAATCACTCGACCACTCGAGCGTGATCTTGCACTCCTCTGGTAACCTGCTGCCGGGCAGATCCTCTGCTCCCTGCCGCATCTTGTTCATGGCCGTTGCGATCCCGGCCATCACAATCGTCAGCGGTTGGTCCCGCAGCGGCACCGAGACGAGTTGGGCGGGTCGCCCAGCCCCTGGTTTCTTGAGCAATATCCGAAGTAGGCCCTCACTGTCCCCCGTCGCAGCCAACTCCGCATAGCACTCTGCAGACGGGGCCGCTATGTCGAACTTCTGCGGTTCCTTGCGGAGCCGTCGTCGGGGCGCAGGCTGACCGGTCTTGCCGTCCGCCTGAAGATTTCGACTGTGCTCAGCCAGGGCCTGCCGGATGACCTGTGATAGCGACTTGTCCTCCAGAGGCTTCGGGATGCAACGGGTTGCCCCCATCTGTGTCAGTTTGGTGGCCATCGCGAAGCCCTGGTCCGTGTAGCTGGTCATCATGAAGACCGGCATGCGGCCGATGCCGTGTTTACTGCCAATCTCGGCCAGAAACGTCATCCCGGAATCAGCGTCGGGGAACATCCCATCCGGCATCGCCGGTATTCTCAGGTCGAGCAGAACATAGTCGAATTCCGCGTTGTGCAGCGCTTCGCGGGCATCGTGCAGATTGGTCGCACAAACGCAGTCGTGCCCCAGCACCACCATGGTGTGGCGGATAAAGTCGACGACGTTGGCGTCGTCCTCGACAACGAGTGCCCTGAGCGATGTCTTGGTCATTCCTCAACTACTTCGGCTGCCAACGGAAGGGTCACGATGACGGTGGTTCCGTGGTTCAGACGGCTGTGAATATCCAGACTGCCCTCATGGGCCTCGATGCCTCGCTTGGCTTTTAGGAGCCCGTAGCCGGTGCTTCTCTTCTTCGTCATGTTCTTGCGGCCCGGCAGGAAGGTCTTCACTTTTCGCAGGTGTTCATCCGACAACCCAACGCCCGTGTCCTCAATCGAAACACGGATGGCGTCAGCGGCATACTCGGCGCGAACGTTGATCTCCCGTCCGCCGGTCTTGGCCTCGCATGCCTCGTAGGCGTTTTTCAGGATGTTCATGAACGCGTTGATGATCGCATGGCGGCAGGCCGGCAAACGGATGTCCACCGGCACGTCCATCGTCACGGCGACAACGTCCGGGTTTCCCCCGTCTTGTCTCACGTTCTCCCGGGCCAGCCCGTCAGCCGTGCGGATGAGGTCGTCGAGCCGCTCCATGTGGCGAACGATCGGCACGGGCTCACAGTATGCCTGGATGTCGCGCACGGAACGGTGGAGCAGTTCCAGACCTTCGGTGATCCGGGCGGCGAGATCTGCCGCTGCCGGATTCTCGGCCACCTCGGACTGAAGCGACTTGGCATATTCCTTCAAGGGGGCCAGGAGGTTCAGCAGATCGTGGGCGATCTCCTTGCCGACCATCCCCAGGTGTTCATCGCTCAACTCCATGGCGTCGACCGCCGCGACTTCCCCGTGGCGCTTAGCGAATGATTCGAAGCGGGACGTGACCAGCGACATGCCGCGGCTGGCTCGTTCGGCCTCCAGTTCCGTCCTCCGCCGGCGTTCCATACTCCTTTCGGCGGCCGTTCTCACGTAACGGTTATCGTCTAGTGTCAATCTCGCTGCCAGATCAACGAAATGCTCATCGGGCACGAACGGCAGAATGTCCGCCAGGTCCTGCCTGACCTCCCACTTGGGGTCCTCGGCCAACTGGTAGAGCAACGGCACCAAGGCCTTGTCCTGGTCCCCGCCGTCTCGGAAGGCGTCGGCCATCGCCTTCACAAGGCCGCGCCGTTCGGCGACCGGCAACGCATCCGGATTGGCCTGAATGCGGGTCAGCGCGTCTGCGAAACGGGATGTCTCGGTGGGCGATGGCATCAGTAGTTGTATCTCCTCTTCCGCTGTAGGAAGGCGTCCTCCCCGCCTTCCAGCAACCTCACAATCTGATGCTTGCACTCGTCTACGGTACCTTCCTTCTCCGTTGCGGCGCTTGTCCCGGTCGACTTCAGGACAAAGACTTTCTCGGCGTCGCCCAGGACGGGGATGTTCGGGTTGTGCGTCACGAAGATTAGTTGCCGCCGGTGCTTCATCTCCCGGATGCGTGTCACGACGGTCTCGTAAATGAAGCTATTGTCCAGATTGTCTTCCGGTTGGTCCACGAGCAGCGGGTTCTCGCTGTCCATCAAGAGGATGGGCAGGATCGTCGTGCATTTCTGGCCGGTCGATAGTGTCAGGGAGTCTTTGTACTCTGTGCCGTCCTGGAGTTCGATGCACGGCAGGTCGATCATCTCGACGGTGTCAAGCTCATACATCAACCGCGAACTGCCCAATGTGCCGATGACCTTACTCGCCTGGTCAAGGTTGATTCCGGCTCGGGTTGCGAGCGCGTCGGCGTCGGTTGCAGCAACGGCGCTGGCCAGATCTCCGGGGGGGACGTTGTTGGCGATCTTCTCAGCGACCTTCAAGTGGCGAATGCTGGCGCCCCTGAGAGCGTCCTCCAGAAGCGCCCGGTATGGCGCGGGATTGCCGTACTGCTCGACCCGGACGCGGACCTGTGGTGAGACATCGGCGTTGATCTTGTTCGCGACGGCCTTGCGGATGGCGAACCGCCTGTCGCGGAGTTCGTTGAGTTGCTGGAGAAGTTCGACGCGCTGGGCTCGGGATCCGGCCAAGTCGTCTGATCGCTGTTTGTGCTGCTTCTCCTTGAGTAAGAGCTCGTTGTGTTTCCTCTCTAATGCGGCTCTCTCGGCGGACTGGCCCTGGAGTTCCTTGTGCTTCTCGATCAGCGACTGGAATGCGGCTTCCTGGACGGCGTGGGCCTCCGACAACTGCCGCACGGCAGCAGCGTGGCGGTCGATCTGCTCTCCAACCTTCCGCGCCGCCGCCTGAAACAGCTCGTCCAGATCGCTGCCCAAGGCCAAGAGACCGTCGAGAGACTGTTGGAGGATAGCCGCGTTGGGGCCCTCAAGCGAATCCCGCTCAAACATTGCCTGGGTTCGCTGGTTGAATTGCCCAAGGGCCTCCTGAAAATAATCGGCATGCCGCTGGAGCAGATCATTGGCCCCCTGCATGGCCTGCTGTTCGCGCTCCCGAAGGGCCTTGCTGTTGTGGGCCTGGTTGATCGCGTCCGAGTCTTCCCCCTTGACCGCAGCCAGGGCCTTCAGCCTGTCACGGACTTCGGGGAACGTGGCGATTTCATCATCCAGGACCGCCAGGGCCTCCTGGGCCTCGGTGCACGCGTGGGCGTTGGCCCTCAGGGCGGATACGGTCCTGTAAATCTGTGTTTCGGTCTCACTGACGGCCGCCAGGTCGAAGCTGTCCAGTAGCGCGAGCTGTGACAAGGGGTCGTCGGCGATGCCCTCAATCTGGTTCTGGCTGTAAATGTCCACGCCGAACAGCTCGGCCGACCGCAGGGATACGTTGGTTGGCTGGCCATCGGGCGTAGACAATATGGAACGACCGGCCCCGTGGTCGTAAGTTATGCATAGTAACGCGTAACTATCAGGCGAAACAGGTTCGCCTTTTTCCGCGGGTTAAGGCATGTGGCC